CTGACTCTACAAAACCCATCTTGATTGTTGGTTGGAAAAAGGCAAAGCAAAACGAGAAATATGCATCCATATTGAATAAACAATTGGATGATAACTTGTTTTGGACTTTCAGCAAGTCGGAGAGCAGAGCAGACTTTGATGAAGATTTAGAAAATTTCTATAATATTATATATAATAATATATTAAATAATATAAATTATTATTATATTAATATATTTAAATTAAAATATAGTATTATAAAAAAAATATATAGTATTTTGTTTTCTAAAGAAAATAAAAATATTTATATTAGTAATGGTATGATGTACATTCCGCATAAAGGGAATATTTTTGGTTTGTCCTTAAATATACTTGAGTATTGTGGAATTAAAACAAAAAAAATCCTTGATAGGATTATCTCTAACCCAAACAATAGGATAATTGAAGATAATGATAAATCCATATTTAAATTAACTAAACGTTTGGGCAATAAGAAATACGCAATACCGTATTTCATTTCAAGTTAAAAAGTAAAAATGAGCAAAAATGGAATAATAATAGGAACATTCGTTAGAAAAAATAAGGTTCTTTCGTTTCTAGAGAATCTTAAAAACGCATTTAGGGTAAATTTAAGTAAGGTATTTGTATACTCTATTGATACAAATAAGTTTGAATATTTAGTTACATTCAAAACATTCGATAAAGAAAAATTCATAAAAGGTCTCAACAATGCTACTGTAATGCATGTAAAAAATGGTTGCCTATTCTCCATCAATGCTCTTAATAAGTTAATCGAAAAAGAGAATGAAAATTCTGAAAAACCTAATAACGAATATCTAATAGATTGGGATAAATATAAAGATAAATTGATAATTCAGACAAATGGCGAACTTTCTTTATCAAATCTCTCTAAAATAGAGGATTTTTCAATATTTTTCAAGTAATTAGATATTTATAGTAAATAATGTTACAATATTATGGGAAGATTTATTATTAAACATATTGATAGCAGGAAACCTCAAGTGAAAGCATACAATAATGCTCTTGTGGGAGAAAATAAAAAAAAAGTAAATGAAGAAGTTATGACAACTAGTGAAAAAATAGCAATGGCTCAGTCTGTGCTTAATAATACAGACCAGTCAGCACCTTCAGTAAGAAGAGTTAAGAAGGATAAAGGACTTATTGAAAGAACTGAGAGTTCAAAGACAATTTTAACAGAGGATAATAAAGAACTATTGAACGATTAATATACCAATGGCAACTAACGTTAAGTATCTTAAAGAAAATAATCTATTTGAGGCACATGAACATTTCATGCGTCTCAGTGAGGCATATATACCAACAGTCTTACCAGAAGAGGAGATAGACGAAGATGGTGAAGATATGCAAGACCCAAACGCTATGGGTGGACAAGACCCTAATGCTATGGGAGGTGCTGACCCTATGGGGGGTGGCGGTATGCCTCAAGACCCAAACGCTATGGGTGGACAAGACCCTAATGCTATGGGAGGGGGTATGAATGACCCTATGGCTGGAGACCCTAATGCAACTGGTGGTGCTGACCCAAGCACAATGGGTGGTCAAGACCCTAATGCTATGGGAGGTGCTGACCCTATGGCTGATATGGGTATGAATGACCCTATGGGGGAAGACCCTATGAGTGAAGAATCAGAAGATGATGGAGAAACTATTGACATTGATGGACTCACGAAGGCTCAAGATAAACTTAATGTTAAACAAAACCACATTGGGAGAGATTTGTCAAAAGTAGATACAAGAATTGATACTCTAATAGACACTATTAACAATCTTTTATCAAAAGTCGATAGTAATAATAGCGAGATTGAATCATTAAAAGCAGAGTTTGAGAAAAGGAATCCTACTCAAACAGAGAAATTGAACCTACGCTCTCTAGATTCATATCCATTTAATGTCAAGCCAAATGAATTTTGGGCTGAGAAAGCAAGACAAGGTGGATATGAAGCATATGCAGATAATGATGAACCTACAACAAAAGAATATGTCATTACAAATGACGATGTAGATAATCCGTCTGATGATATTGCAAATACATTTTTTAAGATTGATGACGATGACATCCAGACACTAGAAAAAATGTTTAATATCTAATGAAGACAGTTAAGTTATCTGAAGAATCATATAATAAGCTTAAAAAAAGGCTTGTTAATGAAATTGACTATGGTAACGATGATTTACCCAACTTATTTAGTGAAATTGAATATAATATTAGTGATGCATTACAAGTGGTTAGAGACCATTTGATAATGTGTAATAGGATGAATCAGCAGCCAAATAGTAATGTTCTACAAATAAAAGAACATCTTGAAGCAATTGAGAAACTAGTTGATTTTACCACTATATCTTAATATATTTTCCCAGTTATTGTGAAAATAGTAACTGGGAAATTTGATTTTTCCAATTATTTTTTATATCTTTGCGTTGTAAACTTTAAGCACGTTTTGACGTGCATATAAAATAATTTTTTTAATAACATTCAATTTATGAACAACAAAAATTTTAGCGTTAACATTGACGCAGAAGCTGTGAAAACTCAGTATGAACAAGAACAAAAAACTTTTATCCCTAAAAAAACTCAATTTAATGAGAAAAATTATCTTCAAGCGAGGTTAGCAAATAATGAAACCTCTAAGACACTAACAATTAGGCTGTTGCCATTCTCCCCAGAAGGTGGTAGTCCTTTCAAGAAAGTTTTTATGCACACAGTTAAGGTTAATAAAGAAGTTGCACCTAATGGGTGGAAGACCTTCGTATGCCCTACTCACAACAAGAAAGACGGTAATGTGATGGGTGACGGTTGCCCATTCTGTGAGACATCTGCAAAAGCAAGAGAACTAAAGTCGAAATCTCTTGACGAACCAACAAAGAAAAAATACGGAGACGTTGAATTCCTTAACAAGGTTAAGGAAATGTGGATTGTGCGCTGTATTGAAAGAGGACATGAAGATGATGGCGTTAAGTTTTGGCTATTCAATTCATCAAAAAAGAAAGACGGTGTGTATGATAAAATTATGAACCTTGCTAGAATACGTTCAGAAGCAGCAGCAAGGAAGGGTAATACATATAGCATATTTGACCTTAATAATGGACTTGACCTAATTGTTACGTTAACAAGGACTGCTGATAATAAGACATCAATACAAATTGTCGATGACGGTTTTCCATCACCTTTGACAGAAGATTATGACATTGGTATGAAATGGATTCAAGATGAGAAGAAGTGGTATGATGTGTATACTGTTAAGTCATATGATTACATGACAATTATTGCTATGGGAGGTGTTCCAGTTTTCAATAAGGAACTCGGCAAGTATGTTGATAAGGAAGAAATGAATAAGATTAAAGAAGAGGCAGAGCAGAAGCGAATTGAGGATGAACTTACAGAGGAAACTAGAGACTATTCTGAAGTTGTAAATTCAAATGAAATAATCGTTGATGCGTCAAACACTGCTGATGATGATAGTTATGAGGATTTACCGTTTTAAACTAAGCAATGTTATAATTAATATGAACAAATGAGCGCACATCTTAGGTTTTATTTTGGGTCAATGGCTTCAGCAAAATCTCTGAGGCTATTGACTACAGCTTACAATTTTGAGGAAAAAGGAGTACAAATAATGGTATTGAAACCAGCATTAGACACTAGGGATGGAGAAGGTGTAATACGTTCTAGGGCTGGTCTTGAGCGTAA